CGGCGTCACGCCCGAGGCGTCGTCGGTGCCGGCGATCACCGCCGCCGGCGCCGCCTTGGCGACGGCAATGGTCCGGTCGGCGCTGAGATCACCGCCGCCGGTCGCCAGCCCCGCCGCGGCAATGATGCGCGATTGCGGCACGCGGCCAGCCGTCGCCGCCTCCATGCTATCGAGCTTGGCGTCGAGACTTGCCTCGCCCTCGCGCGCCGCGACCACTTCGGCCTCCAGCACGTCGAATTCGGCCTGCGGCACCGCCACGCCGGCCGCCAGTTCGGCGGCCCCGATCGAGCCATCGACGATCTTCGTCGCATCAACCGAATTGGCGGCCAGCTTGACGCCCGTGACGGCACCGCCGGCAAGCTCGGCCGTGCCCACCGACCCGTCGACGATCTTCGTCGCGTCGACCGAGTTCGCCGCGAGCTTGGCCAGCGTGACCGAGCCGTCAGCGATCGAGCCCGTGCCGACCGATCCGGTGGCCGGCATGGTGGCGATGGGGCGCAGGCTGCCGCCGCCCGCCGCGCCGACCAGAAGGTACGTCAGGCCCGCCTTGAAGGTGCCGGCTGGCGAAGAGCTGCCGAGGATGTCCAGCAGCGGGATGGCCGCGAGCGCATCGATTGCGAGCGTCGGATTGGCGGCGCTGTCGACGCTCGGCCTGAACGAGAGGATCGTGTTGGCGTCGATGATGAGCAGCGGCGGCGAGGCGTTTGCCACATAGGCCGAGGCGGTCGACAGGGCACCGTTGGTCGTCAGCGCCGTGACGATGCGCAGCCAGAGCGCATTGCCCTCCTCGACGACCTCGTTGGCGAGCGCATCGCCGGTCGGGTCGGCCGTCGCCGTGACATCATAGGAACGGTTCGCAGCCATGGTCAGCGTCCCCCAAACCAGAAGATCGTATAGGCGGCGGTCCCGCCGAGGCGGTTCTCCAGATAGATCGTGTTATCGGTGCCGGCGCCGATGGAGATCGAGGCGTTGCCGTCGGTTCCCGTCGTGCCCGTCAGGGTGCCGCCCAGAACGACGAAGCCCGACGACAGCGCCGAGCCGGTCGCCAGAAGGCTGTAACCGCCCACAGTCTCCCACAGAAAGAGCCCGCTCTTGTTGGAGATCAGCACCAGGACCGCAGCGGTCTTGTTGTTCGTGAGCCCCGCAAATGTCGCGACGTTGTCGTCGGCGATGGTCCCGCTCGAGTAACCGATGAACTTTGCCAGCACGTCGACGCCGACAAAGCGGGTCGTGTCGGTACCGGTCTGAGCTTCCGCGAGCGTGGCCTTCTCGACCACGCCGGTGGCGGTTTCGCTCGCCGCCTGCTTGATGTTGGCAAACGCCGTCGCGGCGCTGGCCAGATCCGACAGGTTCGCCGACCTGGCCGCCTTGGCCGCCAGGTCCGTCGCCAGGTTCGTGACCTGCGCCTGATCCAGCAGCCCGGACGGGTTGAGCTGCGCGATCTTGCCGGCAACGCCGTAGCGGGACGCCAGGGACGTGTCGAAGCTTGGCATCAGGCGGCCTCATCCCAAACGGGCGTATTGTTGTCATAGACGATCTGGCCGCCGAACAGCGGGTCGGTGACGAGCTCCACGCCTTCCGGCGCGCCTGGGTAGTAGATCTCGCGCTCGGCGTAGGCGAGCAGCATGATGTGCGCCTGCTTGCGACCGCGCGGAACGATGTCCCAGACGAGCATGCGATCCGAGGCCACGTCGTACTTGCCGGTGATCACCTCGTCGCCCACGGCGATGTCGAGCGTGGCCGGCGTCGACAGCACGATCGCGTTTGTCTCCAGGTCGAAGCTGAAGACCTGATGCACCGAGACGTCGCCGTTGCGCTCGCGGAGCTCGACGCCGAGCAGGAAGGGGTAGTCGCGCACGTCGGCCAGCGCGCGGACATCGTCGACGAGGCGGATCGCCCCTTGCGCCGGGCCGAAATAGGGCCGCTCGTCGATGGTGAAGGCGGAGACCAGCGCATCCCCCTTGCGCACGAAGCGTGGATGCGTTTCGTCGCGAACGTCGGGGATGTCGCGGAAGCCATCGCCGCCGCCCGTATAGGTGATGTCGACGATGCGTCCGCGTCCGGCCTTGCGTCCGAGAATCTCCGTCTCGACCATCACGAGATCGCCCGGCTCGTGCTCGCGAAAGGCCAGCGCCTGCGTGCAAGTGAGCGGCATCGACCTGTAGTAGATCCATCTCAGGTCGCGATCGCCCCGGTCGATGGCCTTCGCCTCGGTGGTGATGCCGGGATAGGTCGTGGCCTGGATGCGGGTCGCCATCGTCAGCCCGCCCGAGCCGTCCTCGTTGTAGCCGGGCGCGTAGACGCGCACCGTCTTGACCTCGTAATCGGAGAATTCGTCGGAGTAGGAGACCTCGAAGGCGTGCGGCTTCTCGTCCAGCAGCGACTCGAAGGAGAAGCCGGATGCCGAGCGCGAGGAGATCAGGCCGACCGGTCCTTCCTCACGAATCTCGTCGATGACGACGGTGTGCTGCGGCGCATAGACCGGCCGCGCATAGCCGGTGAGCGCGATGGCGCGCAGCGCGTCGATCACCGAGCCGCCGCCCGGCAGCATCATGTTGCATTCGTTGGAGCGGGTGACGTTGCGCTCGTGCCAGTACTGCAGGGTCGCCGCATTGATCAGCGCATCGGGGACCGGGTTGGCGTTGTGCGGGCCACGCAGCACGTCGCGGTAGGCGCTGGCCGGATTGCGGCTCGGCTGGTCGGCGATCCAGGCCGTACCGTCCCAGTCGTCGATCAGGCGCGTCCACACCGCCTTGATGGTGCCGACCTCCTGGTTCCTGACGCGCACGAAGACGTGCGTCTTGCGCGTGCCCTTCGGAACGATGGGGAACTCGGCCCAGCCGTTCTGCACCGTGGTGAGCGTGCACCCCTGCTGCATCTTCGCCGGGTTGACGGGCACCTTCAGCGTCGATTCGCCGGGAACGGTGACCGGCGCGAAGAAGTCGTTCACGTAGTAGCCGCCGCCCTCGCCGAAGAAGGCGTGAGCATAGAGTGCATCGGAGACGACGCCGCCGCTGTAATAGCCGTTCGGCTGATAGGTGCTCCAGATGCCTGGCCACGAGCGCTTTACCTCGAACTTGTAGCGCCCCAGCGGATACTGCGACTTGAGCAGATAGAGGTGGACCTTCTCCTGGCTCTCCCACCACCACTCGGCAAAGCCGTCGCCCGCGACGGTGAGCATGCCGCTGGCGGCGAGCCAGTCCGACTGCTGGAACACGTCGCCCCAGCCCATCACCGCCTTGTAGTCCGTGACGCCGCTGGCCGAGCCCGGCCAGCCATTGCCGACATCGGGATCGCCCTCGGCGACCGGTGCCGGCGGATAGGCGTCGACCCAGTGGACGTAGAACTGCACGCGCACGCCCTTGGCGGCGCGCTTGGCCCTGACCGTCAGTTGCGGGAGGTTGATCCAGGCGCCCCACGAGCCGTCGGCGGCGCGCAGCGCCATGCGGTGGCGCAGCACGACAAAGGCGCCATTGTCGTTGGGCTCGGTGCCGCCCTTGTGGTGGACGAGGCCGTTCGACCACAGATACTCGAGACGGAAGATCTCGACGTCGTCGAGCGTCTCCACCATGTGCCAGAGGGGCTCGGTTTCCTCGAGGGTGCCGTCGAGCAATTGCGCGTCGTCGTTCTCGTTGGCGTCGTTCTCCTCGATCTCCCATTCGGACAGGCTGATCTGGTGCTGCCGCTCGACCTTGGTGTTGCTGACGAGCGCCTGCACTTCGGGTGGCGCCGGATCGCCGGCATTGGCCTCCCAGATCACCATTTCGCGGTCCTGCACCGTGGTGATCTCGACGTCGCCGGCATAGAACTTGGGCGTCGAGAAGAAGCCGAGCGCCGAGAAGCCCACCGTCGCCAGCTGGTCGTCGCCGTCGATCTCGGTGAACAGTGGAACGGTGATCTGCAGGGCGTCCTTGAAGGTGCCCATCCACAGCTTGAAGGGCGCGCCCGGCTCGAAGGTGTTTTCCACGCTGGCGAAACCGAGCGGCTTCTCGTACTTCGAGTCCTCCTTCGGCCGGGCCAGCCCCTGCAGCGCCATGTTCACGCCGATGGCGGCAAGCCCGATCAGGAACTTGCCCATCTTGGTGCCGGCGAAGAGGCCCGGTGCTGCAGCCCAGCCGCCGGGGATGAACAGCGAGCCGGCGAGCAGCACGATGGCGGCGAGCGCGCCGAAGATCTTGCCGAACTTGCCGGTGATCGGCGGCGCGAAGGTGACGAATGTGCCGGGCTTCGGCCGCACCCGGTGCCACCGGTCGCGCGGGATGGCGATGCCGTCGATGCGCGCCGTCAGAGTTTGGCGGTAGTCCTCGGGCGCGACATCGACGGCCTCGTACAGCGCCAGGAGTGTGGGAGGCTTGCCTCCCGGCGGCACGAGTACCTTGGTGCCCGAATCCCAGAGACCGCGCACCGCATCCTGCATCACCCGCACGTGAACGAAGGGGACGCTCTGCCCGGCGAGGCGATGGGCGAGCGGCGCGTTCATGCGACGAGCCTGTGGCGGAACACGCCGAGCACCGCATGCTTCGTCTCGCCATGCGCCTGCGCCTGCGGCGTGTCGTAATACCGCTTCAGCTTGACCCCCTGGTCGGCCGAGATGTCGATCATGAGCGCCGGCTTGACGACCGTGCCGCAATGCAGCGCCAGCCCGCGCGCCCGGCGGCCATGCCCGACGATCTCGCGCATCAGCACGAGGTCGCATTCGCGGTCGACCATGCCCGGCATGAAGCGCAGATGATCCTCCATGCGCGCGACCTCGATCCAGTCGCCGGACTGCCGCTCGCGCGCGAACTGGCGCGCCCATGGGAACAGCGATTCGGCCGAAACGTCAGCGTGCGGAATGGCGATGCCGCGACGGTCGCGGACGATGGTCAGGAACAGGCCGACGCAATGCAGCGCGGGCGGCGTGAAGCTGTCCGCGTAGCGAAAAGAAATATATTTCTCAGACCACACGTCAGGCAGTGGCAGCGCGGCGCTCGAAATAGTGGCGCCGCGCCTCACTCATCTTCTGCCGAGCCTCGTCGGAGCGGCGTTTACCCCGATTGGCATCCCCGATCTTGCGTCGTGTTTCTTCTGATATGACGCGCCCGACACATCTCGTATTGCCCATATTGGCGTCCGTGCAGTTCTTGCTCGTCGGAATGATATCGACATTGCCGATCGCGTAAGGTCCGGTATCGCCTCTTCGCCCCATGCAGTACTGTCCGCGCCTTGGGCCGCGTTCATGCAAATGCCCGGACTCACTCCAGATGCGCAACCATTCATCAAATGTCAGGAGGAATGGAATGCCATATCGTCTAGCTCTGATTTTATGATTGCGATATGCTTGGCGAAGGGGATTGTTCTTCATGTGATTGCTCTAAAGGCGCAGCGAAATTCTGAAGGATTTACACTTTCCCATGGGTAAGGCTCGGTGGAGAGCTTGGGCCAGCCGGCATCGCCGGTGATCGACGAGCGATTGCCGCGGATGGCCGTCACGTCCATCAAGACGAGCGGGTCGGTGAGCAGGATGGTCGGGTCCGACTTGAGCACGATGTTGATGGTCAGCTTGATCGGCGTCGTCAGCATGGCGATGCGGGCGCCGATCTCGTCGGCCTGATCCTTGGTGTTGTTGACGTTGCCGATGGTGATGGTGCCGCGCGGCTCCTCGTCGGAGATGTTCGGCTCGGTGATCTCGAACGGCGCCCACCAATAGGTGATCCCGCCGATCTCGATCGCGTAGCTCTCCTCCGCCTCCCGCCACATGCCCTCCTGCAGGATGTCGGTCAGGTACAAAGCGGGCGGGTCTTCCGCCGCCCACGCCTCGTTTTCCAGCTTCAACAGGTAGGCTTCTGCCGAGCCGCTGTTCGGGTCGTAGAAGTGGTCGCGGTAGTCCTGGGTGACGGGCATGATCAGGGCATCCGGCGGAGCTGCGTCGAGCCGTGCCAGAGGTTCTCGGCGATCTCGATCCAGGAGATCGGCGCGGCGAATTTCATGCGGCACATCTCCTTCGTCGCCGGGTCGGGACGATAGAACTGCCGGGTGCGGTTATTTCTATAAAAGTTTTTCAAGATGGCTTTTTCCTCCGGTCGGCACTGGATGGTGATACTATATAGTGTCGTAATGGTGGAAGGGCTCTCCCAAGTAATTTCTGGGCCTTTTTCTGGCTTAAATCCTTCGACATCATCCTCGTCTTGCTCAGTAAAACCTTGCCTCAATACTTCAGTGGTTACCCCCTCTGGCCAGGACATCAAGGACATGACGAATCTCCTTGGTACAATATCACTGGTTGGCTAGAGTGGGATGGTCTGGCCGGGCGAGGCGAGGCGAGGCCGGGCGAGGCATGGCAGGCATCCCGGCGCTACGCAGCACTGCGTACCGCCGCTCATGCCGCCCGACCCCAACGCGCAACGGGTTGCTTTAGCTGATATTTCTCGACCATGGCGCGTTCGAAGTCGGTCAGGATGTATTCCATCTGGACGGCGCCGGTGTCGGGATCGCGGGTGGCGCGCGATTCCATGCGGACCCCGCGCGACGTCTGGTCGATGAACGTGTTGTTGACCGCCACGCCGCCCTGCTGCACGGGCGTGACGTTTGCCGGCCCGTGGATGATCTCCGGGCCATGCTCGCCCGCGATGCCCCATTTGCCGGCGCCGAGATGCCCGCCGTGCTGGAAGAGGCCGCCGAACAGCAGCGGGTTGCTGGAGGGGGCGGCGGCGGCGGGAGTGATGCCGCGCATCGCCGCGCCGAGGTCGAGGATGTTGGACACGACCGGCTCGATCGGCACCTGCAGTTCGGCAACGCTGCTTGTCAGCGTGTCGACGGCCTGCGCCGATTCGTTCATGGTGGCGACGATGCTCTGCGATTGGCTCGATGCCGATGCCATGCCCATGAGCTGCTCGGACATCGGCCGATAGCCGGCCATGGCCGCGACGTGGCTGGAGACGGTCATGCCGGGACGATCCGAGGCACCATAAAGGCCGGGGCGGCCGGCATTGATGGTCGAGTAGAGATCCATCAGGCCCATGCCGGGCTTCACGCCCCGGTCGCGCAGATAGGCCTCGACCGCGACCATCTGCTCGGCAGCCGTCTGCGAGGCACTGGCGCCGTACATGGCGCGTTCGGAGGGGCCAAACTGGATGAGCCCCATATGGCGGCCGCCCTTGCCGCCCATAATGGAGGGACTGAAGGTGCCGCCGGTCTCATAGGCGATGACGTTGGCGAGATCGATCGGATTGATGCCGAGATTGACGGCGGCCTGATTGATGGCGGTCGCCAGTTCGGCGTTGCCTGCCGGCGCATTGGGCAGATTCACCGACGTCACGGTGCCGACCGGCGCTGCGTTCATCCCGGCTTCCTGGGCGGCGCGGAACGAACCTGCCGCAGGGCCGACGGCACCGACGCCACCGACATTCACCACGCCCGCCGTCACGTTCATCGTCGCCACCGGCTTTTCCGGCATGCCGCCGAGCAGATCCTGAATCAGGCCGCCGAACAGGCCGCCGCCCGGCTTGCCCGTGGCGCCGAACAGACCTTCGATGATGAGGTCCTCGCCGAGGCTGGTCAGCCGCGACGTGATGGCCTGCAGCCCGGCCTGCGGCCCGCCCTCGACGAAGGCCGAGAGGATGCCCTTGGCGGAGGAGCGGAACTCGTCCATGCGGCCGATGGCGTCCTCGGTCGCCTTCTCCCATTCCTTCATCGCCTCGTTGTGCTCGAAGATGGAGGTGGTGAGGGCTTCGACCTCGGCGCGTTCGGCCGCCGTGGCCTCGGCGCCGAGCTGCCTGAGATTGTTCAGGATCTCCTGCTGCAGTTCCGTCTCGTTCAGGAGCGACTGCTCGAAGCGGAGATCGTCGATGTATTCGGCACGCCGCTGCCGTTCGCGCTCGGCGGCCTCGGCGGCCTCGCGCGCCGCCCGCGCCCGTTCCTCGCGTTCCTTCTTGATGGCTTCATAGGCCTGCTCGGCGCGCTCGCGCTCAAGCGCGGCCATGGATTCCTGCTCGGCGCGCCGCTGCAGGTCGAACAGGGTGCGGTCGAGGTTCTGCAGCGCCTTGACCGCCTGATCCGATTTGAGGAATTCCTGCAGCAGCAGATGCACTTCCATCGCCAGATCGCGGACGGCGATGGGGCCGGTCTGTCCGAGCCGGGCAAATTCGTCGTTCAGGCGACGGATGGTTGCTACGCCGCCGGCTCCTTCTCCGCCTTCGATCAGCTCCGCCAGCAATTCGTTGAAGCGGACGAAAGCCGGATCGGAGAGACCCTCCACGGTTTGTGTCCGGAAGCGGCTCAGCTCGATGAGCAGATCGGTGCGCTTCTGCTCGCGCTCTGCGATCCTCGTGCTCAAGGTCGTCTGCGCTTCGAAGGCGGTCGTGGCGGGCGATTGCTGTGCTTCGTTGTAGCGCCGCGCCGCCACGGCTGCCTCGCCATAGCGGGCGGCGATCTTCTTCAGAAGATCCTCCTGCTCCTTCAGCACGTCTTCCATCGGCGTGATTTCGGTGTTGAAGACGCGCCCGAGGAGCAGAATGCCGCCGGCCAACGCGGCGGCTGCCGCGACCGCCAGCATGAACGGGTTGGTCAGGAATGTTTTGACCGCCGCGCCGAGGGCGACCAGCGTGGCCTTCAGGCCCTGCGTCGCCACCGACGTCATCATCATGATCTGGGCCACCTGCATGCCCTGCTGCATAATGAGGACCATGGGGTTCTGGCCGGATGCAGCCATGACCGCGATGTCGTTGAACTGCATGCCCAGATTGGTCACTTCGAGGGCGGTCAGCCGGGTGTTCTGGCCGAGCTGCGACATCTGCCCGCTCATGCCGGCGATCATATTCGCGCTGGCCCGATTGGCGGCGAGCGCCGGGCCGCCCACCGCGCCCATGCCGGCGATCATGTCCATCGGCTGTGCCGCTGCCGGGGGGGCTGCGCCGGGCGGCGGTCGCGGGCCGAAGGTGATGTTCCCTTGCGGTCCTGCCGCGCCCGCGATCGTCATCGTCCGCATGGCCGCCGCCGCCTGCTGCTGCGCCGCCGCCATGTTCCTGGCCGAGATGGCCGCCGTGTCGTATTTCGCGGCGAGCAGGCCCATGAGGCGCGTGTGCTCGGCGGCGTCGAGGGCGCCCTGCGCAAGCGACTGGTTCAGAACCTTCTGGCCCCGCTCGAACTGCAATTGCGCCCGGTAGGTCTCCTCGAGCGTACTGCGCAGCGCCCTGAGCCGGTTGGCCGCCGAGAGCTGCTGGCGCGTCGACAGCTCGGTGACGGTCGCCGTCTGCGCGCTCGCCGCCGCGACCTCGTTCTGCGCCGCCGCCACGCCCTGCAGCTCGGTCGTGACCGCCTGCAGGCCAGTCGACTCGCCCTTCACGATGACGCGGCGGATGATGTCGGCCATTCAGTCGTCCTCTTGCAGCACCCTCGGGATCTGCTTCGGCGGCTTGTCCTGCTTGCGCAACTGTTCGTTCAGGCTGCGGTTGCGCTCCGCCGCCTCGGCGCGGAAGCCCAGATACGCCTGGTCGACGCCCTGCATGATGGCGAGGAAGGCCTCGAACTCGTCGAGCGCGTCGATGCCGTAGCGGCGGGCGTAGCGGTCGATGGCGCTGAACGGGATCGGCCCCTCGCTCATGCCGAACGAGCGGTCGCTGCTCAACGCTCTGAAGGCATTCCAGTAGAAGCCGAGATGCGGCCAGATCTGCGGCTGGTCGAGATAGGCGTCCGGCAGCGGCTCGTTATAGCGCTCGAGCGTGTCGATGTAGCCGCCGGGCTTCGAGCGCGGCCCCCATTCGAGGCCCCAGATCAGGGCGCTGGCGAGTTTCCCACGGCGTCCTCGGCCGCATTGTCCATCCGCTCGGCAACGACGCGGGCGGCGAAGGTGACGGCGTCCTGGAAGGGCTCGCACTCCGGATCGAACAGCAGCGCCCTGGCCGTCTCTTTCGAATAAGGCACGGCCGACCCGTTATCCGACAGGTTTGCCCAGTCGAGCAGGCAGGTATTCAGGAGACAGGTGCGGTTGATCCGGTCCTGCTCCTCCGGATCGATCATGCCGCGCAGGCGCTTCTGGCGCGGCACCGCCTCGATCAGCTTGGCCTGCAGGCGCCGCCAGTCGGCATTGTTGATGCCGCGCACCTTCAGGCGCAGGTCGCCCCAATCGGGGATGTCGGTGACCCAGTCGCCCTCCTCGCGCTTCTGCACGTCGATTCGTCTGGCATTGATGTCCATTCACTCGGCCTCGTCGGGATTGTCGGGATCAGCATGCGGCGGAAGGCACTCCCGACGAACGCCCTCCGCCGCCGCCTCCGGGCCGGAAGCCTCAGGTTGCGGCGACGACGGTGACGGCGCTGCTCACCCCCAACACGAAGGTATCGCGGATGACGTTGTCATTGGCCCCGACATTGCGCCGCTGGCTGCTCACCAGTGCCATCAGATAATTGATCTCGTTGGTGCCGGCGGCGGTGAGCTTGTTGGGGAGCTCGACCTTGATCGGGTAGTAGAGATGCGTCCCCTCGGCCGCCCGCAGCGCCAGCTGCCCGGGGTCCGCCGTCTTCGGGAAGACGACGAGCGTCATGTCGCCGGCATCGCGGGCGCCCTTGGCCTTGCGGATGCGCCCGTCGCCGAGCACGGCGGCGGTGATGATCGAGCTCTGGTCGCCATATTCGCCCGCGTTTTCCACGAGCATGATCTCCGTCCAGGTCAGGGCGTCATAGGCCGCCGCGTTGGCGGGCGGGACGTCCTGCGAGGGCGCGATGAAAACCTTCGTGTCGGTTGCGGTAACAATGTCGGGCATCGTCCTGATCTCCTCACTTGCCGCTGACGACGGTCAGCGTCCCGAAGCTCACCGCCGCCTTGAAGACGGGGTCGTTCTCGTCGACCTCGAGGTCGACGGTCTCGCCC